ATGTCTGGACCACCGAAAACCCCGACACACCTGGTTCTGGTGAAGGGGAACCCATCAAAACGAGCCGTAAATAAAAGTGAACCCAAACCCCCTTCAGGGGTACCCCCAATTCCCAAGCATCTGGACAAGATGGGGAAGTACTGGTTTAAGCGGATCGGTGATGAACTTGACGCTATCGGCGTGATGACCACGCTCGATGGTAAAGCGCTTGAATTGCTGATTGAGGCTTATACCGAATACCGACATCACTGTGATGTCCTGGCGGAAGAGGGTTACACCTATAAATCAAAATCTGCCACTGGCGAAGAAATGGTAAAGGCTCATCCGGCAGCAGTAATGAAATCCGACGCGTGGAAGCGCATACGAGCAATGCTCGGTGAATTTGGCATGACTCCCGCCAGCCGAACTAAGGTCGGGGCGAAAGGCCCGAGCGAGGCTGACCCACTCGAAGAATTTTTGAAAAAGCGCAAATGATGAATGGCAACGGTTTCGGATGGTATCCAGTACGCAGAGCGCGTGCTTTCCGGCGAGATTGTTGCTGGCGAACTGGTGCGCCTGGCGTGCCAGCGATTCCTTAACGATTTAGAGCATGGGCCGGAACGCGGCGTCTACTTCAGCGAGGATCGCGCCCAGCACGTTCTCGATTTCTACAACTTTGTTCCCCACGTAAAAGGTGCCCTGGCAGGCAAGCCGATTGACCTGATGGCGTGGCATGTCTTTATCCTGATTAATATTTTCGGCTTTGTCATTCCCCTCATTGATGAAATGACCGGCGAGCAGATGTTTGATGAAGATGGCGACGCGATTATGGTGCGTCGCTTTCGTACATCCTATGACGAAGTGGCGCGTAAAAACGCTAAATCAACGCTTTCTTCAGGTATCGGGCTGTATATGACCGGTGCAGATGGTGAGGGGGGCGCTGAAGTTTACTCGGCTGCGACCACTCGCGATCAGGCCCGGATCGTGTTTGATGATGCCAAAAACATGATTAAGAAAGCCCCCAGAACGTTGGGTCGCCTTTTCGCGCATGTGAAACTCAACATCCACCAGGAACGAACTGCCTCTAAGTTTGAACCGTTATCCAGCGATGCTAACAACCTTGATGGTCTGAATATTCACTGCGGCATCGTCGATGAGCTCCATGCTCACCGTACGCGTGACGTATGGGATGTTCTGGAAACGGCAACCGGCGCACGTCTGCAGTCTCTTTTATTTGCCATCACAACGGCAGGTTCTAATAAAGAAGGGATTTGTTACGAACAGCGTGATTATGCCATCAAGGTACTTCGCGGTGTGGTGGATGATGATACGTACTTTGCAGTGATTTATACCCTGGATGAAGACGATGACCCGTTCGATGAAAAGAACTGGCCGAAAGCCAATCCGGGGTTGGGGATCTGCAAGCGCTGGGATGACATGCGTCGACTGGCGAAAAAGGCCAAAGAGCAGATTGCCGCCCGACCAAACTTTTTCACCAAACATCTCAATATCTGGGTAACCGCAGAAAGCGCCTGGATGGATATGGACCGCTGGGGAAAATGTGCAGACATTGCTTCTGATGAAGATCTCCTGAAATGGCCGTTATGGGTGGGCATCGATTTAGCCAACAAAATAGACATTTGTGCTGCGGTAAAAACGTGGCATGCACCCAATGGCCATACGCACACGAAGTCAAAATTCTGGATACCAGAAGGCCGACTGGAAACTGCACCTAAGCATATTTCCGAGCTTTACAGAAAGTGGGCTGATGCGGGTTTTCTGGACCTGACTGATGGAGATGTTATCGATCATGGCTACATCAAGGCAGAGGTTGAGGCCTGGGTGAAAGGTGAGAGCCTGAAAGAAATTGCTTTCGACCCATGGAGTGCGACGCAGTTTAGTCTTGCTTTGGCAGAGGAGGGATTGCCGCTGGTGGAAGTGGCGCAGACGGTAAAAAACCTTTCAGAGTCAATGAAGGCGGTGCAGGCCGACGTTTATGGCAACAAAATTCATCATGACGGTAACCCGGTCATGACCTGGATGATGTCAAACGTCACTGTAAAGCCGGATAAAAACGACAATATTTTCCCTAACAAATCCACTCCGGAGAACAAAATCGACGGACCGGTTGCTCTGTTTACGGCAAAAAGTCGGTTACTCGTTAACGGTGGCGATGACGAGCAAGACCTCACCGACTTCTATGAAGATCCGATCATGATAGGTGTCTGATGAAATCCAATAAACAACCAGGGCGTGTTAAAAGCGCTCTTTTGAACTGGCTTGGTGTACCTGTCAGCCTGACAAACGGAACCTTCTGGCAGGAATGGATGGGGACCAGCAGCAGCGGCAAGACGGTCACTGTCGATAAAGCCATTATGTTATCTGCCGTCTGGGCATGCGCCAGGCTGCTGAGTGAGTCCGTTTCAACTCTGCCATTGAAGATTTATAAGCGTGAAAAAGATGGTTCCCGGGCGCTGGCTTCTGACCATCCTGCATATCGTGTTTTGTGCAAACAGCCTAACGGCGAAATGACACCGTCACGGTTTATGCTGATGCTGGTGGCCAGCATTTGTATGCGAGGGAACGCCTTCATTGAAAAGCTAATGATTGGGCAAAAGTTGGTAGGGCTGAATCCATTGCTTCCGCAAAACATGGTGGTTAAGCGTCTCGATAACGGGCAACTGCAATATACCTATACCGACAAAAATGGTCAGCGGGTGATCCCGGTTAAAAACATGATGCATATCCGGGGTTTTGGCCTCGATGGTGTATGTGGAATGATGCCGATGATGACAGGTCGGGATGTTATAGGCTCTGCCATGGCGGTAGAAGAATCAGCGGCGAAAATCTTTGAGAACGGCATTCAGAACTCCGGATTTATCAGTGCCAAAACTGATATCAATAAAGAGCAACGAGAGCGCTTAAAAAAGAATCTTTCGACTTTCGTGGGTTCAAAGAACGCCGGCAAGGTGATGGTTCTCGAAGGCGACATGACCTACCAGGGCGTGACGATGAATCCGGAAGCCGCTCAAATGCTGGAAAGTCGTTCTTTCAGTATTGAAGAAATCTGCCGTTGGTTTCGCATTCCACCTTTTATGGTGGGTCATATGACCAAGCAAAGCAGCTGGGCATCCAGTGTTGAAGGGATGAACCTGTTATTCCTGACCAACACACTTCGACCTTTGTTGGTCAATATTGAGCAGGAAATAGCGCGCTGCCTGCTGGCTAATGATGATGATTACTTTGCGGAGTTCTCCGTCGAAGGCTTGTTACGTGCCGACAGTGCGGGTCGTGCTGCGTATTACACCACCGCGCTACAAAATGGCTGGATGAGCCGTAACGATGTGCGCCGACTGGAGAACCTCCCGCCGATAGCAGGTGGTGATATCTATACCGTTCAGTTGAATCTTACGGCTCTGGAGGATTTGAGAGAAAACAATCAGGCGGCCCGTGCCTCTGCATTGCTTGAACTGCATAACCATCTTTTCCCTGACATTTCTTTCGAGCATTCCCCGCTGAAAAAGGCTGCTTAGGAGCCATTTAAACCATGACAAAAAAACAACTTCCGGTGGCACCGGCGGGTCGCCCCTGCGCGGGTCTCACCTGCGAACCATTGCCGTCTGCGCTCGAGCGCTGGAACGGTGGGATTAAAGCCGCGTCAACTGACGATAACACTATCTCGATATTCGATGTTATCGGGCAGGACTACTGGGGCGATGGCGTGACCGCCAAACGGATCTCTGGGGCACTCCGCGCAATGAACGGTGCCGATGTGACGGTGAGCATCAACTCCCCGGGCGGCGATATGTTTGAAGGCCTGGCTATCTATAACCTGCTGCGCGAATACCAGGGGAAAGTCACGATAAAAGTGCTGGGTATCGCTGCCAGTGCTGCCTCGGTTATCGCGATGGCGGGCGATGATATCCAGATTGGTCGTGGCGCATTCCTGATGATCCACAACTGCTGGGTGGTAGCGATGGGCAATCGTCATGATTTTGGCTCTCTGGCTGATTCACTGGAGCCTTTTGATAACGCGATGGCTGACATTTATGCCGCCCGTTCGGGTCTGGATGAAAGCAGCATTCATAAATTAATGGATGCTGAAAGCTACATTGGCGGCAGTGATGCCGTAGAAAAGGGCCTGGCAGACAGTTTGCTTTCCGCTGACGCGGTTGCTGATGGCGATGATTCTCCGTCAGCCGCGCTGCGCAAACTCGATGCATTGCTGGCAAAAACAAATACCCCACGCTCAGAGCGTCGAAAACTCATTAAAGCCTTAACCGGAAGTATGCCGGGCGCTACTTCCACCCAAGAAGGTATGCCGAGCGCTGCCCAACAACCCAACCCTGAAACTTTAGCTCAGCTGGATGCCGCATTGAACGGCCTGGCTAACGCATGCCAATAACGGAGTAAATATGTCAGAAGTTAATGAAATCCTGAAAAAAGTTACCGCCTCTATCGAAGAAGCCACTGGCAAATTTAATGCTAAGGCAGAGGAAGCGCTGAGCGAAGCGAAGAAGACCGGCAAGCTGTCAGCGGAAACGAAAGAAACTGTCGATAAAATGGCGTCTGAGTTTAACGCGCTGAAAGAAGCAGAAAAGACGCTAAAATCTGCCTTGGGTGAACTGGAACAACATGTTGCCCAGATGCCGTTGGCGAATGCGGCAAAAGTTACCGAGACAATTGGTCATGTTGTCATTAACAGCGAAGCGCTGAAGGCATTTGCTGCAAGTGTGGAAGGTAACAAGCGCGTGAGCATCCCCGTTAACGCAGCGCTGCTGTCAACGGATGTGGCAAAAGATGTCGTCGCACCTCAGCGTCTTCCGGGTATTGATACCGCACCGAAACAACGCCTGTTCATCCGTGACCTGATTGCGCCAGGTAACACTTCCTCTCCGGCAATTTTCTGGGTGCAGCAGACCGGCTTCACTAACGCGGCGAAAGTAGTAGCGGAAGGTACGACTAAACCGTACAGCGATATTGAGTTTGCGACCAAAATCACGCCAGTTACGACTATCGCGCACATGTTTAAAGCAGCCAAACAGATCCTGGATGACTTCGCCCAACTTCAGTCTACCGTTGATGCCGAGATGCGTTACGGTCTGAAGTACGCCGAAGAGCAGGAAATGTTATTCGGCGACGGTACCGGTGTTCACCTGCATGGCATTGTGCCGCAGGCATCGGCCTTTGATCCTGCGTTTACTGTTGAGCATCAGAGTGGTATCGATGATCTGCGCCTGGCGATGCTGCAGGCTCAACTGGCACGTTTCCCTGCTTCCGGGCACGTACTGCACTTCATGGACTGGGCGAAGATTGAGCTAACCAAAGACAGCCTGGGTCGTTATATCCTGGCGAACCCTTCGGCGCTCACTGGTCCAACTCTGTGGGGATTACCAATTGTGGAAACAGAACTTGCTGCTTTCAAGGGTAAATTCATGACGGGGGCATTCAACGCGGCAGCTCAGTTGTTCGACCGCGAAGAAGCCAACGTGGTGATCTCTACCGAAAACGCCGACGACTTCGAGAAAAACATGATTTCGATTCGTTGCGAAGAGCGTCTCGCACTGGCGGTCAAACGCCCGGAAGCGTTTATTTATGGTTCATTCTCTGCGGGCTCCTGATACATAGCGGCCTTCGGGCCGCTTTACTCCCACATGACAGGTACCTTTATGCTTGAGTTATCGATAATCAAAGAGCACTGCCGTATCGATGATGACTTTACAGCGGACGATAGTTTGCTGGGCATTTATGGAGGGGCAGCACTGCGCTATGTCGAAACATGGACCCGGCGTAAATTATACGAAACGGATGCCACTACAGGTTTTACCGAAGATGAAGCGCCGCTCCTGCTGGGTGACGATATTCGGGCGGCGATGCTTTTGCTTATCGGGCATTGGTATTCGAACCGGGAGTCAGTGGTGACGGGTATTACTGCGGCTACCGTTCCCTTTGCTGTGGAATCTCTTTTGCAGCCTTATCGGGTGTATGACCTATGAGTAATTTACGTGCCGGAGAGCTTGATAAACGTATTGCGTTACAAACAATCACAGTCCAGCGCGGGCCTCTGGGTGAACCGTTACCTGACAAGCCGGTAAGTATTGCTACGGTGTGGGCAAAAGCTGAAGTCGTTTCTAATCGAAAAATACGCACCCTTGACCAGCAGCAGGTCGTTGAAACCTGGCTATTCACTATACGGTCACGTAAAGACGTACAGGCCGACTGGAAAATTGTCTGGGGAGAGGAAGTCTACACAGTCAGAGCTGCTGACCGTAGTTATTCTGATCGCACCGTTATTACAGCTGAAAGGGATATTCGCCATGATAGAAACGGCAATTAAAACCTCCCTCGAGCGCTTAACTGGCATGAACGTTTATCCCCTCCTGCTTCCAGATATTGAGCAAAGTGGTGTGACATTTCAGTGCATATCCGATCCTGAAATTGAAGCAGGAATGGTGAGAACAGGTCTTATCGCTGGCCGTTTTCAGATATCAATCTACAAGGTGGATGACTACACCGGCCTGGTCCAGTTAGATAAAGTTATCTGGGCCGAATGGAAGAAAATTATCCATGGAAATCTTGAAGGTTACCCGGTCCAGTTTGTTCAGCGTGGAAATATCCTGCAGGACAAAACTACTCTAACAACCAACCAGGTGCAGTATCGCCTTGTCCGTGACTTCACTCTTTACTTTTATGAGTGTTCGTCATGATTACTATGGATGTTTCTGGCCTGGCAGAACTGGAGCGCAAGCTCATAGAACTGGGTGAAAAAGTCGGTACCCAGATACTCCGAGATGCAGGGAAAGCAGCGCTTGAACCAGTGCTGGAGGATATGAAACAGCACGCCGGATTCGATGATTCTGCCTCAGGTGAACATATGCGAGACAGTATTAAAACCCGGTCATCTTCTTCAAAATACAAAGGCAATGCGGTCGTATACCTCCGTGTTGGTCCGAGTAAAAAACACTTCATTAAAGCGCTGGCACAGGAAATGGGGACGGTTAAACAGGTGGCTAGCCCATTCATTCGCCCGGCTCTTGATTATAACCAGGCGAAAGTCCTGCGTATTCTCGCGGTAGAGATCCGCGACCGAATTGAAAATAAACGGTAGCGTCCGCTGCCAAATTCATAGAGAGAGAAAACCATGGTCGACAAGACTTCGCCAGAGTACGCGATGCTGCCTGCTGGCACCGTCGTCAAGTGGGGCGCGCTGAGTGCTGACGTTTCCACAATGAAAGATTTGGTTAACTGTAAGGCGTTGGGAGCGACAGGGCAGACTGGTGGTTTCGTTGACTGCACCACGCTCATTGATAAAAGCAAACAGTCGATTTCTGATCTTCCGGAAGGTCCTGAGAAATCACTGGGCTTTATCGATGACCCTGCGAATCAGGATTTTGCGGACTTCCTTAACGCGGCTGAAAATCGTGAAACAGTGCGATTTTACATTGAGCTGCCTAATGGTCGAACAGCGACAATGATCCTGGCGCTATCGGGCTGGCAAATGAATGAAATCACGGCCCCGGCCAGTGAGGTTATTCAGATCACCGTACAGAGTAAGCAGAACAATATTGTGTGGGGTACGGCACTGACCAGCTAATCCATATCATGCCTTCTCTCCGAGCCGCCGAAAGGCGGTTTTTTATTATCTAATACTCAGGAAAAACGATGTCCACTTACGATTTATCCGCTCTTAAATCAGCGTTGCTGAAATCTAAAACAGCCATTATCACCGCCGAAATATTTGGTACCACTGTTTATTTGCGTCGTATGACGGCGGGCCAACTTATCGACCATGAAGAAGCGCTGCGCGATGCTCAGGTTGCTGATGATGCCCGTAAAGCCTCAGAGTTGAGCGTTCAGCTTATCGTTGACTGCCTTGTTCAGCCGGACGGTAACGATATTCCTGTGGAGGACAAGCCCACTGCAGCAGAATTGCTTCAGGCACATGACAACGTTGCACTCCTCAATGCCATTGATACCGTTAAAAAACACGCGGTTGGCAAGTTAGAGGATGCTGAAAAAAACTAAGCAGCTCGCCCTGGCTTGAGCTGATCTTCTGGCTGGCTGACCGCTGGGGCGAGCCTGACCCCTCAAAAATTGCTGCGTTGCCGGTAGAAACGCTCTACCACTGGCGTGCTTATTTCCTGCGTACAGGTGTCATTAGTCGCCCTGGCGATGAACACACCACATCTTCCGAAGCCCCGCCGCAGACAGTCAAGAACGATGTTAATGACCAGTGTGCAGCAGTAATGAGAGCATTAATGTAATGGCTGACGTTGCTTCCCTTGCCGTCGGGCTGCATCTGAACGCAGCCAACTTTAAATCTCAGCTGATGGGCGCCTATGGTGACGCTGAGAACTCTTCGAAACGCTTTAATCGTAACGCCCAGGAGGATGCCAAAAAGACCGATGAGGCATATTCGCGGATGGGTAAAACCATCACTGGTGTTGCTGGTCGCCTGGCGGGGTTCGCGGGTGCCGGGTTGTCGCTGGGCGCCATCATTACCACGACACGCGAGTATGGTCAGGCATTATCCGACCTGTCAGCTATTACCGGCGCGACGGGGACGCAATTAAAGACCCTTGATGAAGCAGCTCAGGAAATGGGTCGTAGTACGGAGTACAGCGCCACTCAGGCAGTTGAAGCCCTTAAGCTGATGGCGTCGGCTAAACCTGAATTACTCCAGACAGCCGACGGGCTCACCGCTGCAACTAAAAGTGCGCTCACTCTGGCGCAGGCAGCAGGATCGACCTTGCCGGATGCAACCCGCACGCTGGCGCTTTCCCTTAACCAGTTCGGGGCAGGGGCGCAGGAGGCCGACCGTTATATCAACGTACTGGCAGCTGGTGCCAAATTCGGGGCGTCTGAAATTGTCGATACCGCTGCTGCCATTAAAAATGGTGGTGTGGCGGCCGCACAGGCGGGTGTGGGCTTTGAAACACTGAACGCTGCTATTCAGGTACTGGCTGAGCGGGAAATCAAAGGTGGTGAGGCGGGTACAGCGCTGCGCAACGTGCTCCTCGCTCTGGAAAAGGGGACCGATAAAACACTGAAACCTTCTGTAGTCGGGTTAAGCGGTGCACTGGAAAACCTGTCGAAGAAGAACCTTTCAACCGCTCAGGCCGTTAAGTTGTTTGGCGTGGAGAACATCAACGCGGCTTCGGTGCTGGTGGATAATCGCAGCAAACTTGATGCTCTTACGCAGTCTCTGACAGGCACGCAGACGGCGCATGAGCAGGCTGCTATTCGTGTTAATAACCTGAATGGCGACGTCATGGGACTGACCAGCGCCTTCGAAGGTTTGATTCTGAAGGTCGGGGAAAGTGGTAATGGGCCGTTGCGGTCGGGTATTCAGTCGATTACAGACGGCATCAATGTCCTCACTAATAATTTCAATGCGGTTGCAAGTGTTGCGCTTTATACGCTTATACCGGTTCTTTCCACAAAACTCACCGCAGGTTTACGCGAAAACGTCAGCGCCTGGCAGCAGAATCAGGCAGCGGTCAAAGCGACTGCAACGGCTCAGGCAGACGGTGCCCGCAAAACCCTTGAAGCAACAGCCGCCACGCTCAAACGCAATGATGCTGAATTTGGCTACTACCGCCAGATGCAACAGACCGCAAAACAGCACGGACTCAATGTCAGCTATCAGGGGGAGTTCAACCGGCTGATCAGGGAAGAAACTGAGCAAACGAATCTCGCAACCCGCGCCAAAATGCAACTTGCTGCTGCAAATCGTCAGGTTTCTGTCGCTGCGCGTGCCGCGTCTGTGGCTGTTGGCCTTGCCCGTGGAGCTTTGGCTCTGGTGGGTGGTCCGTTCGGTGCGGCAATGTTGGCTGGATCTGCGTTGCTCTACTTTCATCAGCAGGCTAAAGATGCCAGACAGTCGGCTATTAACCTGAAAGATGCTGTTATTGAGACAACCGCTGCGTTGATGCAGCTATCCGATAAGCAACTGGCCGTTAAGCAGATTGATCTGCAGGACCAGTATCAGAATCAGGTTACCCAGCGTAACCAACTGATTAAGGAGATTCAGGACTCTAACAGTAGGCTGGACAGCCTCGGTGGATTCGATCCCTTCGGGCAGAAAAAAGGCGTAGAGGATAGTCGAAAGCGTGCTGAAGCTGATCTTGAGTCTGTGAATAAAGGGCTTGAGACCACGCAGGCCAATCTGGAGAACGTCAGTAAATCTCGTTTTCTTGTGCAGACGGGTATTGCCGACCAGGCCAATAACTTAGCCAGCGACATCAAGGCCATAACAGAGCAGACCGCCAAAGCGGGTGAAGGTGTAACCACTCCATGGACTGGCGAGGACCCATCATCTGACAAAAAGGTCAAAAAAACAGTAAACCAGTACGAACAGCTTCGCCGGGAAATTGAAGAGGCTCATGCCTCAAGCCTTGCCAGAATCAATTTGCAGGAACAGGAAAGCCAGAAAAAGCTGATTGAAGCAGCGAGAGCAAATGGTGCGAGCGACAAAGACCTGCAACGTTCGTTACTGATGAACGCGGAGAACTACCAGAAACAGCGGCTCGAGCTTGCTGAACAGTATTCTCCTGCGCGGGCAGCCATCAATAAAGAGAAGGAAGCCAGCCAGGATCTAAAGTCCCTTCTTGATGCTCGTTTGCTGACAGAGAAGGAATACATGGCGGCGCGTGTCACGCTGTCGCAGAACACATCCCGGCAAATACTTCAGGCGCAGGCCGATGCAATTGCTTCACCACGGCTTGATATGGCTGGTGATGTTGACCCGCTGGTTCAGCAGAGAAACCAGCTAACCCAGCAGCAAAGTCTGCTTCAGGCTTACTATCAAAACGGCGCCGTAAGTAAACAGCAGTACGAAATGCTGATGCAAAAAAGCAGCAAGGATTCTGCTGATGCTCAATATCAGACGGCACTCGAGCTTTATAAATCCCAGAGTGACTTTAACAGCCTGGCGATTGGTATGGTTGAAGCAACCAGAGAGCGGACCACTAACGTTCTGACTGGTCTTTTAACCAGAACCCAGACATTCAAGCAAGGCATGATGAATCTGTTTTCTACCCTTACCCAATCTCTGATCCAGAACCTTGTCGATATGGCAGCGCAAGCGCTGATTACAAACACGATTCTGAGCTCAATAATGGGTATTGGCTCGAGCATTGTTGGCGGCGTAAGTGGTGCAGCATCAGCAAATGCCGGAACGGCAGTTGCCAACTATGGCAGCAGTTTTCAATTCAACGCCAAAGGTGGGGTGTACTCCTCTCCTGATTTAAGTGCTTATAGCGGCGGGATTGTTGATAGTCCTACATTTTTTGCTTTTGCGAAGGGTGCTGGCGTAATGGGAGAGGCCGGGCCAGAGGCAATTATGCCGTTGAAGCGTGCTGCTGATGGTTCTTTGGGCGTACGAATGTCTGGTGGCGGTACTAGTGCAAATATCGTAATTAACTCGGTAGTAAACGTAACTGGTGAAAGTAGTCAGTCGCAGACCAGTGGTAGTAATGATGCAGTTGGTCGTGCTTACCAACAAACCATCAATTCCAGTATTAAGGATGGTATTCGGAGGGAGTTGAAACCGGGTGGGATAATCTGGAATGCGCAACATAACCGCTAGTTACTTTCATTAGCTCCCTGGGTAGTATGTGCGGAGCATGTAAATCAAAGGGATGATTATGAAAAATAAAGTATTAGCTTTCTGTTTTAGTCTTTTAATTGCAGGTTGCTCTACAACACCAGTCCCACCATCACAAGCAAGGCAAGTAGAGCCAACTTTGGAGTTTCAAAAGAATAGCAACACTTTGCCAGTTGTTATTGTGAGGGATAAAGGTTTTACGGCTGGTGCTTGCGCGATTACAGTTTTTGTAAATGGGCAACAAGCAGCCCATCTGGATACGGCTGAAAAAACAACTATATACGTTAAGCCTGGGTCAATCGTCTTAGGAGCCGGATTTGTTGGTTCTGGCTTGTGCTCAGGCCCTCCACGGAATGAGAGGGAGTTTTCTATCCATGATGACTCTAAAGTTATAAGAATTTCTATAGATCAAAGCGGGAATGTTGATTTGCGTCCAATGACTCTGTAGACATACATTTAATCAAACCCGCTTCGGCGGGTTTTTTTATAGGCAAAATATGGCTATTGAAACCTTTACCTGGAGTCCTCGCCCCAATGCATCCTCGGATACTAAGTTGCGAAACCGCAAAGCGCAATTTGGTGATGGTTACATTCAAGTATCGGGTGATGGCATGAATAATAAATCTCAGGAATGGTCGCTGGAATTTGTTGGTAACTCAACTTATATCGGTGCCATCAAAGATTTTATAGAACGGCATGGTGGAACCAAAGCATTTATATGGACACCACCGCTTGAGTCTAAGGGACTTTACCGCTGTGAGGGTTATAAACCGACGGCAATTGGAGGTGGTAATTATTCATTATCGGCTACATTCACTCAGGCATTCGAACCATGATTAATAGCGACGTTCAGAAACTCGAGCCCGGCAATAAAATACGCCTGGTTGAAATTGATGGCTCGGCCTTTGGTGCGGGCCATCTTTATTTTCACGCCAATACCATTCCTCATACGCCGGAAGAAATTGATGCGGCTGGTGGCGACGAAAGCAAGCTACCAGCCAAGCCTGTCTGGTTTGATAGTCAGGAGTACAGCGCTTTCCCATATGAAATAACCGGTATGGATACCTCCAGTGACGGTCAGACTGCTGAGCCCTCACTGAAAGTGGCAAACCTCGATGGTGTGGCGACTGCGTTATGTCTGCGTTTTGATGACATGGCTCAAGCCAAAGTCACTGTTCTTGACACTTTCACCCATTATCTCGATGCCAGAAATTTCCCTGAGGGGAACGCAAAAGCCGATCCTCAGCAGGTAAAAAAACAGGTCTGGTATATCGATTCCAAGACCAGTGAAGACGATGAAGTTGTCGAGTTTCGCTTGTCCAGCCCGATGGACTTGCAGGGGCTACTGATCCCAACACGGCAAATTACAGCAATTTGTACATGGGCGTGTCGCAATCAGTACCGCTCCGGTGATGGTTGTTCGTATAACGGCCCTAATATGTTTGACCTTAAAGGCAACGCTGTTACTGACCCTTCACAGGATAAATGTTCAGGCCTGATGGTGGACTGCAAAGCCCGGTTTGGCGCTGACAATCCACTCGACTTTGGTGGCTTCCCTGGAGCCAGCCTTTTACGGAGATAGTCATGCTCGATAAAACGCTGAATGACATTCTTTCGCACGCCGCTTCCGAATATCCAGGTGAATGCTGTGGTCTGGTTATCCAGAAGGGGCGGGTTGAGCGTTATGTTCCCTGTAAGAACATCACAGCGGTACCCACTGAACAATTTGAGCTTTGTCCGGAGGATTACGTGGCGGCAGAAGATCAGGGAACCATTACCGCCATTGTTCATAGTCACCCTGGAGATGGTGCAACCACGCAGCCGAGTGAGCTGGATATGCTGCAATGTGATGCGCATGGCTTACCGTGGGTTATAGCGTCATGGCCGGAAGGGGATATCCGCACCATTTACCCACGAGGTGAACGTGAGCTGGAAGGGCGAGGTTTCGTTCTGGGTCATGCTGATTGCTGGTCACTGATTATGGACTGGCACAGGCGACAGGGAGTTGAGCTTAAAAACTACAGCGTGGAGCGCCCTTGGTGGGAGTCCGGAGACGAAAATCTTTATCTCGAAAACTGGTATGCGGAGGGTTTTCGTGAAGTGAGTACACCCCGGCCAGGCGATATGGTACTGATGCAGGTTTCAGCGCCAGTGGTAAATCATGCCGGGATCCTGCTTCAAGATAACCAGTTGCTTCATCATCTCTACGGACAACTCTCCTGCACAACACCCTACGGGGGTTACTGGCGTGAGCGTACCGCCCTGATTGTCAGACATAAGGATTTACCATGAATCAGTATAAAACGGTTTTGCTAAGCGGAAGCCTGTCGGCACTGTTTGGTCGTGTGCATCGGCTTGTTATCGATACGCCAGCAGAAGCGTGCCGGGCGCTGTCCGTCATCATTCCTGGCTTTGAGGCTTTTATGCAAAACGCTCACCTTAAAGGGCTGCGCTTCGCTGTCTTCAAAGGCAGACATAACATTACGAAAGAAGAGCTGAAGCATAACAGCGGCGATGAAGTGATCCGCATCGTGCCGGTGATTGCGGGGAGTAAGCGGGCAGGTGTATTGCAGACCATTATTGGTGCGGTGCTGGTGGTGGCCGGTGTGGTGGCAACTTTTATTCCCGGTGCCCAGGGGGCCGCGCCATATCTGTTCCAGATGGGAGCCGCCATGATGATCGGTGGCGTGGTTCAGATGCTTTCCCCGCAGGCAAAGGGACTTTCCAGTCGTCAGGACCCGGACAATATGCCGTCGTATGCATTCGGCGGTCCGGTTAATACTGTCGCCATGGGTAATCCCGTTGGCGTGGCATACGGATTACGCGAACGTGGCGGGGCCATTATCTCAGCCGGTATTTATACCGACGATTACCAGTAACAACCTCTTTTCTCTACAGGGTCGCCCAGGCGGCCCTTTTTTGTGGGCGCAATATGGCAAATATCCAGGGGCGCAAGAGCGGCAGCAGCAAACCCAGCTCTCCCAAAGAATCACCCGATTCACTGCATTCGGTGGCCACAGCAAAAATCCTTCTGGCACTCAGCGAAGGGGAGTGTGCTGGTGGGCTGACCGATAAAGATATCTATCTCGATGGCACCCCGGTACGTGCGCAGGACGGGACACTGAACTTTCCCGGTGTGACGTGGGAATATCGCCCCGGCACCCAGGCACAGGAATATATCCAGGGTATTCCCTCGGTTGAAAATGAAATCTCGATCAACACACCACTGAAGCAAACGCAACCGTGGACCCGCGCCATCAGCAACACGCAACTCTCCGCGCTGCGTGTTCGTCTGGGGCTTCCGGCTCTACAACTCCAGAAAGACAATGGTGATGTAGTCGGTTCGCGGGTTGAGTACAAAATTGAACTTGCCACTGATGGAGGTGCTTATCAGGCGGTGGTGAATGGCGCGTTTGATGGTAAAACCACATCGTTGTATGAGCGTTCGCATCGCATTGATTTGCCAAAAGCCACCACTGGCTGGCAGGTTCGCGTTACCCGCATTACTGCTGATTCAGTTTCTAACCGCCTGGCAGATGCCACGAATATTGAAGCGTACGCTGAAGTCATCGATGCCAAGCTTCGTTACCCAAATACCGAACTTCTGTTTGTCACCTTTGACGCAAAGCAGTTCAGCAATATTCCGCAAATCAGTGTTAAAGCTCCGGGGCGGCTGATTCGCGTGCCAACAACTTATGATCCGGTACAGCGCATTTATTCCGGCACCTGGGACGGTTCATTCAAGTGGGCGTATTCCAATAATCCCGCCTGGGTATATTACGACATCGTTCTGAATCCCCGTTTTGGCCTGGGTGACCGACTGGACGCGTCACAGGTCGATAAGTGGGAGTTGTACCGTATAGCGCAATATTGCGATCAGCTTGTTCCTGATGGACTGGGTGGGAGCGGAACGGAGCCGCGCTTTCTCTGCGATGTGTTTATTCAAAGCCAGAATGAGGCTTTCAACGTACTACGTGACCTGGCGAGTATTTTCAGAGGCATGACGTACTGGGCCAATAATCAGCTTTTTGCCCTTGCTGACCAGCCACGCGACATGACCTATATCTTTACTCGCGCCAATGTTATCGGCGGCAAGTTTGTTTATGCCGGAGGCAGCGAGCGTAATCGTTACTCAACTGCAATGGTGTCCTGGTCGAATCCGGATAATCACTACTCTGATGAAGTTGAAGCTGTAGTTGAACAGGATTTGGTACGACGCTACGGCGTGCGGCAGACGGAAATTACCGCCATCGGCTGTGTGCGTCGTACCGAAGCCAACCGTCGTGGCCGCTGGGTTTTACTCACGAATGCAAAAGACCGCCTGGTGACGTTCTCCACCGGGCTTGAAGGGATGATCCCCTTGCCGGGGCATATCATCGGCGTAGCTGATCAGAACTTGTCCGGGAAAGTGATGGGTGGGCGCATCAGCGCGGTAAACGGTCGGGTGATTACGCTTGACCGTGTTGCCGACGTAAAGGCTGGGAACCGTCTTATCCTCAACCTTCCTTCGGGAATTTCTCAGGCGCGAACCGTTCAGGCCGTCAATGATCGGCAAGTCACTGTTACAACTGCCTACAGCGAAACACCAGAAGTGCAGGCGGCCTGGTCGGTTGATGCCGATGATTTGTTTATTCAGCAGTACCGGGTAACGGGCGTCACCGACAATGATGACGCCACATTCACCATCGCGGCCATTAACCACAATCCTGATAAATATGCTGCCATCGACAGTGGTGCGCGGCTGGATGAGCGCCCGATATCTGCTATTCCTCCTGGTGTGCAGGCACCGCCAGCAGCTGTCACCATCAGCAGTTATAGCCGGGTAGTGCAGAACATCTGCGTCGAAACGATGCGGGTGACATGGGATATCGTTCCTAATGCCATCGCCTATGAGTGCGAATGGCGTAAAGATAATGGCGACTGGGTGAATGCACCGCGCACCAGTTCGCTGGGGTTTGAAGTCCCGGGCATCTATTCAGGCCGCTATACCGCCAGGGTTCGCGCCATCAGTTCGAGTGATATCAGTTCCGTCTGGACAGTGAGCCCGGAAAAAGAACTGACGGGTAAAGTTGGCCTGCCGCCTAAGCCGCTTAATTTCCGAACCACGCCCATCAACTGGGGTATCCAGATCGACTGGAATTTTCCGGACGGTGCAGAAGACAGCTTGATGACAGAAATCCAGTATTCAGCAGCGTCTGATGGGGCAAGCCCACTTCTTCTATCTGATGTGCCATACCCTGCAAAATCCTACACACAGCTTGGATTACGCGCGGGGCAGGTGTTCTGGTACCGGGCAAGACTTATCGACCGTATCGGCAACCAGTCAGAGTGGACAGACTGGGTTCGCGGTATGGCGAACGATAACGCTGATGATTACCTGGGCGATATCGCTAAAGACTTCCTTACCGCTGAAGATGGCGAACGGCTCTCCAGCCAGATTGATACCAACATTGAAGGTTTGTTGCAGAACGCGCTGAACAACAACTCTTCGGTTGACCATCAGTTCAAAATGAACGGAGAAATTCGCGCGGATGTTCTGACGGTGAAAACCACCGTTGCCGACCTCGATAAAGCGTTCGCGGAGCAAACAACCCTGGTCTCGGCTCAGTTCCAGTCGGTTGACAAGCAGTTAATAACTAATACCGCTGCACTTGAGCAGAAAATGACATCTGTCTTCAGCAGTTCAGGCGGGTCAGCAATATACAGCATGAAAGCGGGTGTGAACCTGAATGGCAATTACTACGACGCCGGGATGACTATCGCTGTATTAGCGCCATCCGGTCAGCCGGTTACCACGCGTATTGGATTTAATGCCAATCAGCTTGTGGTGATGAGTGGCAGCGGTGGCACTGCATATTCGCCATTCGCCATTTATAACGGCCAGGTATTTATCAGTGATGCGTTTATTCGGGATGGGACGATAACCAATGCCAAAATTGGCGATTTCATTCAGTCTGGCAACTGGGATGGCAAGAACGGCTGGCATATTAATAAGAACGGAACGGCCACTTTTCGCAATATCGATATCTATGGCGCGGTACAGGGCCAGGGGAGCATGTCTATCACCAGTTCCACCATTACTATTCGTGACGGCAACGGTGACATAAAAGTGAAACTGGGGTATCTGGGATGAGTTTTGGTCTTGCGGTATATAAAAATGGCAAAGCTTTTGATGTCAGTAATGCATCACCACTGACCTGGCTTGCTGATATTCCAAAAGCGCAGATACCTATCACCTTAGATAAGACTGCAACGTTTGATTATTCGAGCCTCTGCCCGGCAGGTTGTTCGCTGGTTGTTATCATGGACCGTTATTATTCCCTGGTGGGCGCATCAGCAACAACGATGATAAAAATTAATGATATCAAAGTAACGATATCTGATCGTGTTGTGACCATCCGCAGTGGGAAAGAAACACTGGGGCCCGGGACGTACTATAACAACGGACCTACATATGCCCGCATTTTTGCTGTGTATCCCAATCGTCGACAATCTGATGGATTCGGAATTGATATTGCTGCCGGCGGCTCGTTCCCGTATGTAGTGAATTCGTCACAGGGCATGTTTGCCACCTATATCACTACGGTGACGTTTACGGGGCAATTGAGTCTTCCAGTCAGTGATTCAGCGATGGTTTTTTGTCACTGGGATAACAATGGCATAAGCATAAAATATGACCGTAGCTCCAGGACACTGACGGGATACAGGGGGAATAACGTTGTTGGTGGATTCAGTGTTGAGTTGCGTATTGTCGCATTTGAGATGAAAACACCAACGATGCCACAGTGGGGTTTCGCAATTTATGGTGCGGATGGTGCCGCCTGCTTCACCTCTGAGGAAGTGCCCATGATTATCCGGGAATGGGTGAATATCCCTTCCCGGACCGGAACCGCAGCGGGATTTGCATCTCCCGCAAATATCCCCATGGTTCAGGTTGGGTCCTGGGGGGCAATATTGCGCGATGATGTTTTTTATCTCTCAAATGTCGCGATGAATAATACGGCGATGTTTATGGGAACAGGTGAGCGTATCGCGGAGTCCAGAGGAAACTTTACCAACTACGACTCTATTGGTGGCGCAGGGACAAGGGTGCCTGTGCTCTACGGGACCGATTACTTCTGAGCAACAAAACAAATTCAATCCGCTTCGGCGGATTTTTTATTACCTGAAATCAGGAGAGGACCATGCCAGCAGGCACTATCACCCTAACGAATAACTCTACCGCGGTTACCGGCTCCGGTACCGCATTTCCGACTGAACTCAAAGCCAATGATTTCCTTGTCGCCATAGTGGGCGGCACAACGTATACGCTGGGCGTGAAGTCTGTCGAATCGGCTACAGCACTAATACTGACCACAGTCTATGGAGGGCCAACAACGGGTGGCCTTGCCTGGACTCCGATACCTAACGGTACGCTGGTGGGAATTACGGCACAGATTGCTGCAGATACAGCGCGAGCCATTCGTGGGTTGAATTACGACAAACAGAACTGGCAGCAGGTATACAGCACAAGCGGGAACATCACCGTAACATTACCTGATGGTTCAACATATACAGGATCATCATGGAGCAATATATCCAGCCAAGTTAATAACAAAGCGGCAAAGGGAGCGAACTCAGATATTACCAGCTTATCCGGGTTAACAACTGCTCTTAGCATTACACAGGGGGGGACTGGATCAAAATCACCTTTTGGTTCCGCGGCCAATACTTTTTGTCAGGGGAATGATTCCCGGCTTGGAACCGTTAATGGTAAAGCCGGTGGAAATATTAGTTCCAATGTAACTGTCGTAGGGAGCGTAGTAACCTCATACGGAGCAGGCTTTGGGGTGGGGGCTAATGGAAACTATCGAGTTGAATTAAATGCTGCAGCCGCAGAGCCGGTATCTCTCGGAGACCTGACTGGGTGGACTTCATATCGATGGTATACAGAACGAATCATCACTGGTGCTAAACGTGGTGGCGGAACAGACCTGTTAAGTTTCGATATTTCCTTTTCAAGCGGAGCAAATTTCTCACTTAACAAAAATGGGAACGGGACTGCATCCGGATCATGGGTACCAAACTCCGATGTCAGGCTAAAAGATAAAATTGCGAGAATCGAAAACCCGCTGGAGAAAATGAATCTTCTGAAAGGTTGCACATGGATGAGGATTGATACTGGTAAGTGGGGGATTGGGTTTATTGCACAGGATGTTGCTGAGGTTTTCCCGGAGGCTGTTTATGAAGGTGACGACAGAAAGATGCCGGATGGCTCGGTTGTTGAAAAGGTGCTTTCACCCGATACCTACGGCGTGTCTGCTGCGCTTCATCACGAAGCGATACTGGCACTGATGGATAAAGTAGCTGTACTGGAGAGCATTGTTCAGGAAATGCGGGAGGCTCATTAACCAGACTTTCTCAACCAGACTTCCTCAATCCGGGAAAATTTACACAACGCGTAATCCCTTCATCTAAAACGTCCTTTAATCCTGTTAGCTCACAACATCGCCAGCCCGCATAGCCGCCCCGCTTGATCAGGTTTAATGATAGATATACTGTATAAATACACAGTTATTAATTATGGCTATCATATGAACCTTATCAAACCTGTCTTACTGCGCGAAGTTATCACTATTCCGCTGTTTAGCGACCCGGTAAAATGCGGTTTCCCGTCTCCTGCTCAGGACTATGTAGAAGAGCGCTTAGATATTAGTGAGTTAATCGCACCTCATCCGAGCAGCACCTATTTCGTCCGAGCGTCGGGTGACTCGATGATAGACGGCGGGATTAGCGACGGTGATTTGCTGGCGGTGGATTGTTCGCGCACCGCCAGGCATAACGATGTCGTCATTGCCTCGGTTGATGGTGAATTTACGGTTAAGCGCCTTCAGCTTTACCCGACAGTCCAGCTCAACCCTATGAACACGGCATACGCGCCAATCCTGATAGGCAGTGAGGGCACGCTCAATATTCTGGGCGTGGTCACGTTCGTCATTAAATCGATGGGCTGACCATGTTTGCCCTGGTGGATGTCAATTCGTTCTATGCCAGTTGCGAAACCGTATTCAGGCCGGATTTGCAGGGCAGGCCGGTAGTGGTGCTCTCGAACAATGATGGCTGCGTTATTGCCCGGAGTGCAGAAGCGAAAGCCATTGGCGTCAAAATGGGTGACCCGTTTTTCAAGCAAAAGGATTTGTTCCGGAGGTTCGGCGTTGTCTGCTTCAGTTCCAATTACGAGCTATACGCCGACATGTCTGATCGGGTGATGACCACGCTCGAGGAGATGTCACCGCGCTGTGAAATTTACAGTATCGATGAAGCATTCTGTGACCTGACTGGCGTGCGTAATTGTCGCAACCTTGAGGATTTCGGAAGGGAAATCAGAGAAACCATTTTGCTGCGAACGCGTCTCACCGTGGGTGTTGGGGTGGCACAGACCAAGACTTTAGCCAAGCTCGCTAACCATGCAGCCAAGAAATGGCAGCGGCAGACGGGTGGAGTAGTTGACCTGACGAATTTAGAAAAGCAGCGCAAGCTGATGGCGTATTTCCCGGTTGATGAAGTCTGGGGCGTGGGGCGGCGGATTTCCAAAAAGCTTGAGGCTATGGGCATTAAAACCGTATTGCAGTTGGCTGATACCGATATCCGGTTCATCCGTAAACACTTCAACGTAGTGCTCGAGCGCACCGTTCGTGAACTACGCGGCGAACCCTGCCTCGACCTGGAAGAGTTCGCACCCACCAAACAAGAAATCGTCTGCTCACGTTCATTCGGTGACCGGGTGACTGAATACGAGCAGATGCGACAAGCCATCTGTAGTTATGCGGCGCGCGCCGGGGAGAAGCTGCGGGGTGAACATCAGTTCTGCCGCTATATCTCCGTATTCATCAAAACATCACCATTCGCGCTGAATGAGCCATATTACGGCAATCAGGGTGCCGTGAAGTTAATGACGCCCACGCAGGATACCCGCGACATTATTGCGGCGGCGATGCGCTGTCTGGATAAAATCTGGAAGGATGGATGTCGATACCAGAAAGCTGGGATTATGCTGGGTGACTTCTTCAGCCAGGGTGTGGCGCAGCTGAATCTGTTTGACGACAACGCGCCGCGACAAAACAGTGCAGCACTAATGGAAGTACTGGACCATCTCAACCACAAGAATGGAAAAGGGGCGCTGTACTTTGCCGGGCAGGGCATCCAGCAGCAATGGCAGATGAAGCGGGAAATGCTTTCACCACGCTATACAACGCGCTGGGAAGATTTGCCGATAGTCAAAGTGAGATAGGTTGAATCAGTTCCTGTCCTTGATTCTTCACATTACCGACTGCCCGCGTTACTGGATGCCAGGTAAATTCATCAGCCGGTACAGCCGCCTCATGAGCCAGTTCACTCGCTTGAGCACCGCTGGTTTCTGGATTTATCCATTCCAGTGCTGCTTCGGGCGTAAATACTAAAGGCCTGCGGTCATGTATATCGACTAGGCCTTTATCAGCAGCAGCCGTAACAATCAAAAATCCCTCAGCATCATCCCCCACATCAAACGGCTGCTTGCCAATCGCAGCGAAGAACAGTGGCTTCTTATCCTTCCGATAAATGTAATACGGCTGCTTTTTGTCTCCTTCCTTCTTCCACTCATACCAACCATCAGCAAACACGATCGCGCGGCCATGATTCCATAACGGTTTAAACATCCGGCTGGTGGCCGCAGTCTCAACTCTAGCGTTTATCAGAGGGGCTTTGTCCCACCAACCGGGCGCGTATCCCCAATGAACAGGATCGAGGTGAAGTGCATCATCACGGTTATTCAGCAGGAGAACTTTGGTTCCAGGTGCGACGTTGTATCGCGCAATCGGCTCAGGATCGTAAGCGATGTCTTTCTCAATTTCTTCAGTAAGAAATTCAAGATAGTCATCACGCGACTGTATTTGAGTGAAGCGTCCGCACATGTTCACCTCCAGTAAAGCTGAAAGTATAGTCGGAGCTGGAATGAGTGAGATTGTGTGGGGATTGCTTACGAATTAAAGTAAAAACCCGGCTCGGTGGCCGGGTGATTTTCAATGTAAGCCTGATGCACTTTCTTGAGGGAAATCTATCCCAAACTGTTCTGGTATTGGGGTTATATCCGCTAGAGATTTTGCTGTTATCCCCAAAGACTGGCAACGATTGTAGACACCTTTATCATGAGTCCAAACTTCTTTGACACCTGTTGATTTGGCGATTGAAATAATTTGCCTATCAAACTTCACCTTGGTGGTGGTGTCAGAGTTCATCATTTGTTTAAGTTCTTTCAAGCTAGGCATCTGGGCGCATTCAATTGCCGCGATTTCATCAAAGGATACTATTTCGAAGCACGATTGCGATTTAATCAGATTGATATACGCTTGGTGCTGATTTTTATCTATTCCTACCAGAAACTCTGCCAAGACAGGGGTGGGTATAAGCACAGCACCACCTAGGCTATCAACATGTTCGATTAGCGCTTCTGCACGTTTCTGCGGATCAGAAATAATTTCGCCAGTACACGGATCTGTGAGCGAAACTCCATCCTTGGTTCCAGTAAGAGCTTGAACCAAAACGTTGGTATCAAAAATTACTCGCAATTTAGTTTCCTCAATGCCTTCAGGATGGAGTGAGGATCTTCCTCTTCAGCCCATTGGTTTCCTGAAGCGGAACGGATAGTTTTAACCGCTTCTTTTAAGCTGACTTTCTTAATCTTTTCATATGAAGAGATTTTCAATTTTTTCAGCTTCCAGATGTCATCCTTACGTTCCCAATCGCCTTCCCCGTGTACCCTTATATTCTGGAATAGAATTGCACCGAGCTCTGATGCCAATGCTGGCGTTGCTTCACAAGGGTAGGTTTCACCATTAGCGCCTTCAATCTTTACAGGTATTGAATCGTCCTTTCCACCAACGCTGTAGAGGCGACCTTGCAAGGTCGTTTTCTTACGGATATATAAAGGGATTTCTTTGCTAACTGTAGGAAAGAGGACAACTACATCATTATTTGCGTTAAGGATTTTTCCATTGAAGCCGTCTTCATAAAGCAGATCGACAAGCTTAAGATAAGGCCTGCCATTGCTCTGAGCTGTAGCCAGAGAGCGGGAAATTACGTCTTTATAGGTAGCATCGTTATCAACCCATGTATTCAGGCATGCTGATCCTTCGCTAACTTTATCAAAATGCACAGCATCAGCCGATCCGTACAAATCTGACAGAGCAGACAAATACTTCACCAGCCGAGCCATTGGCAGCTTGTCAGGGCTTGTCCCATCTAATTTTAGAATGAGGCTATTTGGCTTGCGCATTTTAATAAAATCCACTATTCGGGGTTGCTGACCTAAGTATAGCTTCAATCACTTAACAAATAGCTGATTGCAGAATGGCTAGCAAAAACTTGACAGATGTTAACCCATAAAAATTATGTAGTTAACCTGGAATTATAGTCAGTGTTAATCCTAAGCGTTATTGCCTGCTTTCTTCCCTTGCCTGACTGCTGCCATGATGGCTTTACCCAAGCTTTCGTATTCCGGTAGAGACAGCACCCGCCATTTCCCATCCCAGAAGCCAAGTACACAACAACGATCGCCAGTAGTTCCTTTGATAGCAAAGGTTCGCATGTCAGATGAAGGAATAGGAAGCTTTTCCCCAGGGCGGGGGAAGTAAATCCTCACCCCGCCGATGATCATGTTGTCCATAGACGCTACTCGCTGACGAGCCAGAACTCGGCTTCTTCAAACATTTCCTCGACCAAACGATTTATCTTTTCTTTCTCTGTCTTCGTGCAGTCACTGTTAACGGCGTTAGCTTGCATCGGTTTAACGCGAACATCAGCAGCAGGGAATATCCCATGCACACGCTTTGTCAGTTCGGCCAGAATGAGGTCTTTGGCACCTGGTAAACCTTCCACATTGCGTTTGTCATAAACGAGTTCAACGTACAT